AGTTCCTTCCATGTCTAAAACATTACTTGGTTTTTTGCCATCTTCAATAATACCTTTTTCTAATTTGTTCTTTTCATCTGTAATTCGTCTTAATACACCAAGGTTATAATAGATATTATCTTTTTGAGTTTGTGTTAATCTAATATCAGGGTTTGCTTTTAAAAATTCTATAGTCTTGTTAAACTCATTTGAGAGATCAGATTCATAATCAGATATAAGTGTAAATCTTTTGTCCTTACCTACATTACCAATAGAAAATGGTTCTAATCGACTAGCATCTGTTAGTCTAGAGTTTACAATCATAAGACTACCACGTTGTTCTTTGGTTAATTGTTTACCTAAAAATTCTACACCCTCTTGAGTGCTAGCAATACCACCCTTTGGTTTAGGCCCTCTTGTCATTAACTCTTGCAGTAATTTTATTATATCATCCATTAATAGTACACTCGCTTACGTTTTGTGGTTTCTTCGTCAACATAGTCCTCCGGGTGTTGTAAGAAGCCACCTTGTCTAAATCGCATGAGAGCTTGTGTAGTTGAGTCTACAAGGTCATCATGATCGCCATATGGGAACGCTGCACATTCTTCAATGACTTCGTCCGCGAACTTTTGCTCGGGCGCGTATATCATACCAGATTCAAACAGAGGTGCAACCGAATTGACACGAGCGTGCTTGTCATTTCCTTTTGAGGGTGTAAAGTTTGTAACGGGTATATTCATCTTTCTTAACTCGTATGTTAGTGGCAGACCACTAGCTTTACTTTCTATAATAACTGTTTCAGGTTTCCAATAATCATATTGTTCAAGAGCCAAGCGCCTTAGTTCAGGAAACTCGTATCTGCCTTTTATTGCATCAACTAATATTAAACAGGCCCCACTATCTTCGCTAGGATAAAACACGCCCCATGTTGTTATTGCACTGTAATCAGCTGTCTCCTTTTTTAAAAATGCTGTATCGTAAGATTGTATAACATGATGAAGTTGTGGTATCTCTTCACCTTTATAAGTCTTCCACCACTCACGTTTTAAGATTGCACCTTCTTCTGCTGTTGGATTTTGCATCCACTGCGCGTTCCATTTGCCCGTGGGCAGTGTCGCTTGTACCTTCTCAAGCTCATCTAACTTCCAATACTCTGGCCACACAGGTTTAGCATCCTTTGATCCGTGGTCCATGATTGCTGGAAACTCGACCACGTGCCATTGATCAGCTTTAGGTTCGGATTGGTTCTTGACCAACATACCTGTTAAATCCTTTGTCGTCCAACGTGTCATGACTAACACAATCTTACCACCTGGTTGTAAACGTTGTCGTGGTCCTGATGTATACCACTCGTAAGCATTCTCCATTGCTGTAGGAGATAGTGCGTCTTGTTCTGAATGTGGGTCGTCAATGAT